GGCGGCAAAGCTGACAAACTATCGCATTGGACAATTAGAAAAAAAGGTGGACAAACATAATACGGTAATCGAACGAACCTTTAAGCTGGAAGAAGCACAAGCGGTTATCCAGGAACAGATTAAAGTAGTTAATCACCGTATCAGTGACCTGGAAAACAAGGAGGAATAATTATGGATTTTGGAATTGCAAGTGTAGCAGGAATTACAGCACTGTGTTATCTGGCCGCTATGGCCGTCAAGGCGACGGCAGTAGACAATAAGTGGCTGCCAGTGATTTGCGGCGTTATTGGGGCTGCCCTGGGCGTCGCGGGCATGTATACGATGCCCGATTACCCGGCAACAGATATCATCAATGCGGCAGCGGTAGGCGTTGTATCAGGGCTTGCGGCTACCGGTATTAATCAGATGTACAAGCAGTTAAAGGGTGACAGTAATCAGTAGAGAGGATGGTGATCCGTCTATCTTCCGGCCGGCAGGGTGACGCCGGCGTTGCGACGTCGCAACAGCAGTACATAGGGCCTGGGACATCCTGGGCCTTTTCGCATAATATATTCTAGGAGGACAAGGCTATGAGAGATATAACAATGTGCCATCCCTGCTTGCAGGAGCTGGCAGGGAGACTTGTAGAGGAATGCAAAAAGCAAGGGTTAATTATTAAGATTGGAGAGTGCTATCGAACCGTGGCGGAACAAGAGGAACTGTATGCCCAGGGCCGAACAAAGCCTGGGAATATCGTGACAAATGCCAGGGGGAGCAGTTACAGTTCACAGCACCAGTGGGGCATTGCGTTTGACTTCTTCCGGAACGACGGGAATGGAGCATACAATGAGTCCGGCAATTTCTTCGGGAAGGTTGGGGCCATCGGTAAGAAGCTGGGACTTGGCTGGGGTGGAGACTGGCACAGCATTGTGGATAAGCCACATCTATACCTGCCGGATTGGGGCAGTACCACGGCACAGCTCCGGCAGCAATATGGCACGCCGGACAAGTTCATCACCACGTGGCCTAAAAAACACCATGAAGGTTTTCTTCCTGCTGCGGATGGGCAGCGCTGGTGGTATCAGTACAAAGACGGCAGCTACGCGCACAGCGGCTGGTACTGGCTGACGGAGGTTACAACAGGAACATCCGCGTGGTATTTGTTTGATGCTGAAGGATATATGCTGATAGGTTATCAGGCAGCGCCGGATGGCCGTAAGTATCTACTTTGCCCAGATAAAGGAGTAAATGAGGGTAAATGTATGGTAACGGATGACCAGGGAGCATTACAGATTGCTGAGTATGACGAGATTGCTAGACGGTATATAATTTAAGCGTACTTCAGTCTCTAAAAATTTATTGGTGCTGATTTTTGTCACATTGACAAAACGGTTCTTTAATGTTAAAATACAAGAAATCCAGAGTATTAAATACTCTGCATATCGTAATATCAACTTAACAGTTGCTGTTCGCCCGTTTCGGGCGTGGATTGAAAAAACTACTTCATAATTTAAGCTATTGGAAGTTTCTGTTAAGTTGCAAAGCGGACCAGGTGCATCTGGTCCGCTTATTTTAAAGATGATTATTAAAAGCCCCTCAACCGCTTTTTTTATAAGCAGAAGAGGGGCTTGCCATGTTTTAGAATATTACCAGCCTTCTATCACTTCAGGTCCTAATCTTGGCAGATTAAGCAATTCCGCCTTGTAATAGGGGGGGACGTCCATAGGCGAAAATTGCAGGGTGCGGAAGACTTTTGCAGGAGAATATTGACCGTTCGGGCAATTATGTTCCCACCAGTATAATCTATCCAACGTCATACTTCCGGCTGGCCGGGCAGCAGACGCATCATTCATAAACATATTTATGATGGCATTTTTGATTGCCAGTGCATCACCATACGTGAATCCTGTGATTTTTGCCAGTTGTGGATATATTGAACCACGAAAGACATATGCCCCATAATTGATTTGATACCGGGTCCCCATCGTGTCACTTGACTTATCGGACCTTGAATTAGGGTCATTTGTATTAACTGATTTTGTCAAGTTTTTCTGTATCACAGTTACATAATCCAGAGATACGGCGTCTTGAATTGAAACAGGTCCCCGGACACATTCGGATATACCTGCTTCTTCTTCGGATTCTTTTGACGCTTTGGAAGATTTGAAAGCAAATACCTGACCGAATGCCCGGACATCAATCCATTTTTCACAGGCAATTTTACGGTAAGCAGTCCTATCTTTTGATTTCGCAGCCCGAACCATGTCTGACTCCGCCTTCACCTTTCCGTGAAGGCTTTTCTGTTCATCCAGCAGTTCTTCTTGCTTAACAACAAAAACATCATATCCATTTTCTGAAAGGCGATCTCTTATTTTTCGCTTTAAGCAGACGTCTGTAATGATTCCGTTTCCATTAAAATCCTGTCGAGGGACGTTTCCATTAATCGGATCGCCATTCGGGTTACATCTTTCTGCAACAATAATACCGCAGAAATCAATCCTGTTCTGCAATATAGCCGAGGTATCCATCGTCCCCCTCCTTTTCCTGGACATAAATCGTAAACCGGATGAAATCTAACGTATAGGGAGTTGGTTTGCGCGAACCGGAATCCCAGTTTTCGATTGTACGTAACGAAATATGATACATAGCTGACATTTTCGCCATGCTGACATTAAGTCTTTTGCGCAAGCCTGGAAAATCCAGGCTTGCAAGTTTGAAAATTAATGATAAATCTTTCGTAATTTCATCGGTATCGGATGCTTTGTCCATCCATTCCTGCCAGCCGATGGTCATTATAAACTCTTCGGCGTTTTCGTGCTTGACAGCTTCATCACATAGTCTAATAAATGTAGTATATAACATCTCTTGTTCCTCCTTCTTATAACCATTTAAACAATTCGCCATCTTTTTAAAATGACACGCTGTAATTTATCATAATCCCATAGTTTTACGATTCTTCTTCCTCTTCTATTGGCCTCCATAAGATTACTTCAGCCTTCGTTCCTGTTGTGCTATCCATTTTTTGTATAGATCAATATCTACGATAATATAACGATTCTCGTTGATATCATCAAACCATTTGATGTCTTGCCAATGCATTAAGGGACCTTCAACATCATCATCGTCATAAAAAAATACAATCTCCTCCCGTTTGTCGAGACATTCTAATATATAAAACTCATGCGATGAATGGTTAATTTCCCATTCATTTTTTAACCAATAATATTCTGCAACATTTCTACATAATACCACTATTTCTGGATAATAATGCTCATATAAATCTAAATGATTTTTAATTTCTTCTATTGTTTTTGCCTTCATAGCTCTCTTCTCTCTTTTCTTTGTCATGACGATAGATAGGCAATAAATTGTTTAAACTGGGTTCCCGGCAACGTCTACTCTTTCAATTTCGGATATACACGGAACCAACGCTTTCGCGTATTCTCGTACTGTGAATTCGTCATGTACTGCTTTATTTGTGTTCATTATAGTAGTTTTCCGCTTCTTGTTCCGTTAGCTCAACGATTCCAATTTTTACGATAGTCATTTTTTAACACCTCCTTATGGCAGGAACTTCCCCTGTTAAATCTTCAACCATATTATAACCATAATACTGTTTCGCCTTTGTAATGGCGGATATTTCCATCCTCACGAACCATGCGAAGCGGGGTATCCTCAATCTCGCCATCTTCCCAAATGTTTAATCTTACTTCCATAACATCCGGGTCAGAAAATGCTTTTTCTGCTGCGTCATACGCTTCATCATAAGAATCGTACCAGTCAGCCATATCGGCGGTGTTCCAATCACTATCACTGTTTACAGATTCGATATTAACTGCATATTCTTTTTTCATTTTCGTCTCTCCTTTTTATTAGAAATTGTTTATCTCTTGTTTATGTATTTATTATACCACTCAATGGGTGGTATGTCAAGAGGGATATCGATTAAATTTAAAATAAAGTTACTCGGTTATATTAACAAATCACAGGGCGGTGCCACAGGAGATTTATTCTCCCCTTATGACGCCGCCCTTTTATTTTGACTATGCTTTATGATTGTACGCCGCCCTGAATTTATCCAGAACAAGCTGCAAATCTGTATACCGGATTGATGATTTTCTGTAAGGCGTTTCGTTTAATTTCTCGCTAAACAGAAGAAGATTGTAAAGTGGACTAAGCCCGTCGGTATCCATGTTATCACAAAATTCAATAAGGGCCTGGAATCTTTTGACATAGGCCATTGATTCATCAAAGCTACTCATTATTTTTCTCTCTTTCTCCCGGCTTATTCCGAGGCAGGAAAATTATACTCCCATTTCTATATATCCACGTTCCGCGAGATCATTTCTCGCTTTTTCTCTTAACTCTTCTGATGGCCCGTATTCAAGCCATTCATCAAGATATTCTTTGACATCCTCTTCGTTTGTTTCTCTTGCGAATGGCCCCCATGTCAATACCGAGAAATCATAGATCGACAAGCCAGTCATTTGAATTAAGTAGGTCGAAAAATTCATATATTTATACACGGTTCTTTCCTTTCTCCCGGCCTATTCCCGGACCGGGGCGGTTATTATTTGTATACATGGTAAACTAACTTTATCACTGCCTCTTTGCTGCTATACTTTTTTTGCCAGCGCGTGACACATTGCTGGTTGACGAAGCGCCACATATTGTCAAACGTATGAAAGCTGATCTGATAGCGCTCCTCTCCTATCTTAAAGTTAAAATAGACAATAAAGACATGCGCACCACTGTATAATGTCCGATCCGCTTTTACGTGGTATCTAAATCCACTCTGCGGGTTGCGCTGTATTGCTCTGATCGCATTGATGATACAGTGATCCTTTGTGTGATACCCTTTCTTATAATGCACTTCTGATAAAGGGACAAAGGAGGAAATGCGGTTTAATACCTCTTTGTCCTTCTTGCCTCCGTCCGAAGCAAGTTGAGCAAATATAATCTGTTTTGCAATGTATCTATCCAGCATAATCTCCCTCCTTTATCCTGCTATGACGTTGCAACCGTGCCTCTTTGAGCGCGCCAGCAACTCTCGGGGCGGTCTTTCACCCGCCTGCTATGCAGGTTTTTGTGCCTGCGCCTTTCGCTCTCACGCATACTCCCGGAATGTGAGAACACTCGTTATTCACGGAAACGATACCGGCGAACTCTCGGGACGTGTTCACTAACCCGCCCCCGTAATGCCGATAGGGTCAGCATGGTTCTCCCGGCGTTACCCGGCCGGGGCGGGTGAATGTGATTACTGGTACCTTTTAAACAACTGATGATATTCGGATATCATCTTATCCATTGTTTTGATATCATTTTCAGAAATTGCTTTTTCCAGCACATCGATGTCAGATTCAACCTTGTCTATGTCGCATCCCATATTATCGTAGTAGTAATCATCGGCCTTATTTTGCAACTTACAGAGCAGCGTGTCTGCATCATCAACCACGTGATATCTGACCCCGTTAACTGTCCTATGTGTATTCATAACGTTCCTTTCTGCCCTCGTAACCTCCGGGGCGGGTTTAATTTGTTGTTATCCTTGGCTTCTGATTGGAGTATACACTATTTTTTATATACTGTCAACGCTTTTTTATAAAATATTTTATATAATATCAATTATATAATTGACAAATTATAAAAAAGAATTTATTATATAAAAAAGGAGGAATATCATATGCATACAGATGTTAGAGAATATATTAATCTTTGCAGAGTGAAAAGAGGAAATATCACGGAGGCAGAACTTGCCCGCAGAACCGGG